CCTCCAATAGAGTATCCTTTAATTTGTGCATATCTACCTGTACCACTTGTTACGACTGTTTCCATCATAGACAAAACTTCTTCAGCAGTTTCTTTGGAAATAACTTGTCTTACTTGTACTGGATCAATGGTAGTAACAGCACCATTATCTGTCACTTGGAACGTAACAGCGTTTGTTGACTTGTTTCTAATGGTAATACCATACAGATCAAGATAGTCAGAATCAATCTTAGAAGAACTGGTTGCCAAGTTATTACTGCCAGATGTATTTGTCAGAATATTTCTGCCACCAATATACAGTGAAGAAGCATCAACACGGCCTTTAATATCTGCACTTTTCGCTCTCATGTTTCCGTTTGCATCAACATAGAAATTTGGATTAGTAGCAGTACCACCGATACTCAAATTGCCCTGCGAATCAACACGAAATGCAGTAGGGCCACCAACCTCAAGTGAACCTCTAAAAATACCAGCAACAGCGTCAATCGTACCTTTTAAGTACACGTCACCATACATATCAATCCAGAAATTTGCATTAGGTGTATCATTAGATGCTAAGTTTGCAATTCTTGTTACGCTACGATTATTTGCTGTCCTGACACCTGTTGGCTGGCCTTTAGAGTTATAGTAAAACATAGTGTTCTTATCGCCACCACCAACAATACCAAATACGGCTCCTAAATCAATTCTGCCGCCAGTGCTACCATAAAGATTAAATGAAGCATTATGCAGCGAAGCACCTTCTCCATCCATCTTGAAAACGGCAACACCACCATCAGTCTTTTCACTTTCAATAATCAGATTGTTACCAGCAAGAATAGTTCCTACCAGAGCAGGAGTTACAATGCCATATAACGATCCCAAGTTCTTATCAACAAATTCACCGATACCGATAGTTGCAGAGTTCCATCCATCGTTTGTAAACATCAAAGCATTATGGGCCATCCAGATTTGCTTTGGACTATAGCCACCACTGGCCTCATCATATTTTCGACAGCGTAACCCAGCTTGATCAATAGTGATTTCGTTATGTGTACCAGACAGAATCATATTCTTCATGGTATCAAGAGCAGAATCCATAAATTTCTTGATATTGGTATTAGCACCGCTATTAACGAAATTGCTGTAGTTGAATTGGTTAAAATCCAAAGTCTTACTTATAGACACAGATTCATCTAAATTATCTAAAAAGCTGAATTTTCCATTCTTAATTTGAAAATCACTTGCAAACTCTAATTCAAGTTTTGATAAATCATCAAATTCAACTGATACGCCAGTTACAATAGGTTCAATTACACCCATATTCAGATGCAAATAAATTCTTTCACCTAATGTAAATTCTTTTGCAAATGAAACAAAGTCATCTATTGCAAAGAAATTTGAACTATCGACTGTAAAGTGATATACAGGATATGCTTTCTTATCAAGAACATCTTTTCCATATTCAAACAAATCCCATGCAATCGACATTCTTTGATATTCACTTGTTTCATAGGTCATATATGCCGTTGTAGCAGATGTGTTAATCCGAATAGATGTATCACCATAAGACACGTTCGTATATAATCTACCAGTCAACGATAATGTTCCACTTGGAAATGTATTACCATTAATTGATCCTTGGTTTAAATACAATGACATTATAAAAGTGTTATCACGATTGACTTGTAATGTACCACTCACAACATCTGCATTCAATTTAAGTTGAGAATCATTGACATTAATAAAACCACCACGAATAGTATAAAATGTAATATCACTTGTATACGTTGCCATTCTGACAGCCGTACAATTAGCAATATTAAAAACAGACGATAATCCACGAGTTACACTTGATTCAGATGAATAACTATCTACTTCACTCGCCACAAAAGAACTGTCAGTTAAACTACCACACTTAAAGTAACGGTCTAAAATTTTCAATTCATTATCTGTGAAAAATGATGAAAATGCCGTTTCCTTATTTATCTGTTTTAACTGGCTTGTATAGTTGCTGATTTGATTTTGAATTGTAGTAAGCAAACTATTTTGAGAATTAATCTCACTTTCTTTAAACTTTATTTGCGAATTGACAGTATTCAATTTTGATTGCAAAGAACTATCCATTGCAACAGCTTGAAGTAATGCGGCCTTTTGTGATTCAAGTCCTGTTAATTCGCCTTGCATATCTGTCAAAACAGCACTCTCAGTAGCATAACGTGAAATTTGCATATTTTGAGCAATGACTATGGAATAATACAAAGTCTGATAACTTTCAAATGTTATCTTCCAACGATTCCACTTTTGAATAATATCTGCTGAAAAGTATTCCTCAGTCATATACGAATCCAAATTATAAATCCGATTTTCTCCCATTGGATTCACGCTACGAATATCAACACCATCTGCACCATTTACGTCTAATACTGTAAACAGATCATCAATATCTTCTTCCACTACAATTTCTTTTGCGAGGTTGCTTGTCGAAATATAAACTGGCTTTGTTGGAACAGTATTATATTTATTGCGCACATTAATCTTTCGATTATAAGTATCAAAATCAAAAACGCATTCATATGTCTTTTCCAATTCAGATTTCATGAAATCATAAATAGACAAGCCATCAACACTAAATGTTCGATATTTACCAATTAAACTTGAAGAAACTGTACCAAGACTCCAAGAAGGCATTTCCGACAAAATAATACCTAAAATAGTGCTATCTGGCGCAAACGGATTCCAAAAGTTATATGTTCCTTCTTCCAGCGAAATACTCTTATTTGTAAATTCATATTCCAAAGAATAGCCAGAACAACTTTTGCTTGACTTTACTCCGTTATCATTTTCTGCTGGATTATGTAATATAAATTGTCCAAACCCTTCTACATCAATAATCCTCATGCCAGTCAGAAGATCATATTCGCTCAGTTTTTTCCCATTAACGTGTGATGGATATGTAAAAGAAATTTCTGAAAAGTCCCTATATCTAATTATCGCTTCTGGTTTTATAATATGTCCTAATACACCTATCGCTTTCCCATCAAAATTCCGTATAATAAAATTAGGGCGTTTACGAAAATTCAATTTTGAAAAATTAATGACCAAACAATGACCTCCTTTCTATGAATATAGAGATAGCAGAGAGCAAATTGCCCTCTGCTATAACAAATGTGGTTAATATCTCAAACTTCTTTTCCCACGCATAGTAAATACACTATCAAGTTCTTTAATGGTATAATTACTGATCTTTTTTGTCAGGCTCTTGATTTCAGCATCATCCAGCTTTTGCAAAACTTGCATTGGGAACGTCAAGTTAAATTCATTCGACATACCACTATTCTCAACGACTGTCTGTGTTTGCTGGGCATCCTGCTTAATCTGTTCCTGCATCCTGCTCCCCATAAGGTCAGTATCAGAAATAGAATTAATCACTTTGCCATATTTGCCTAACATAGTTTCTGCAAAGTCTAATGCTTGATAAATAGGTTTCTGCTGTTCCTTGGTAAATACGGCTTCGCCCTTTTTCAGCTTCGCAAAAAGTTCATCCTGCTCCAGTGTAGGATCATCGCCAACAATACCGCCAGTATGATAAGTGTATTTCTTATACTTCTCATACAGCAATGAACCATCAGATGTATACCATGTACCATTATCACGATAAGCGTTGATACCATATCGGGCCAGACTTTGCCCAAGCTGGAGGTTTTCTGCATCCAGCCGCTTTCGTTCGCTTTCACTTGCATTACCCCATGCTCGGCTATTTGCATACATCTTTTTAATGATATTATGCACATTTTCAGTTTCTTGCCCACCACTGGTATCATAATTACCAGAGTTACCGATCACATTCGGAGTAGTAGATGTTCCAGTCAACCCACCGCCAATGATTGTGCTGCTACTTGAAGAACTGGAACTGGCCTCCAATGCCGCAAGTTGCTGTTGCGTTTGCAGAACAGCATTAAGATAACTACCATACTTTTCAACAGCAATACACGCCGCATCCCAAGCCGCAGTAATCTCATTATTTGTGACAGTGCCGTACTCATAGTTCCAATCAAGAAGCTGCTGATAAAGAGTGTCCCATTGCGTCTGAATTCGCTCGATAGCAAGTTGATACAACTTTTCTTCAGAAGAAATACTATTTTCAAGGACTTCAATTTCTTTCTTCTTCTCTTTTTCGTAGGCATCAAACATATCATCAAGCATATCGCTGGTTGCATCATATGCGTGATCGGCCTGATCATCAGCCAAGTCATTTGACAAATCAGCAATTTCCTCTTTCAACTTTGCCTGTTTTGCCGCAGATTCACGACTATCATCTAACTCCAGTAAAGCAAGCTGCTGTTGAAGTTTTGCCAGTTCCTTTGTCTTTTCAGCAACATTCTTAGTGTAATTGTCCTTTTCACGCTCAAGTTCGAGTGACTTTTTCTGCAAGTCAACAATATCTTTCATCTTGTCAACTTGATTCTCCAAAGCCTCAATCTGATTCTTGACTTCCTGTTTAATCATTTCCATGACATATTTCAGCAAGTCATCCAGATAATCGCCTTGCTCCTTCAGGGCTTTCTTTGCAGACTCGTTAGCCTCTTTTACAGAGCCTTCTACCTTACCAATACTGGAGATAGCAATACCAGACAGCGCACGAAGGTTGTTAATGTTCTGCAATGCTCCAGCGTACATCGTATCATTCAGATCACCAGATACATTCAGTAGCCTTAACTGCGCATACACTAAATCCCATGTAGCTGTTGTGGTCTGCTCAGTTGCCAATGTCAAGTTCATCAATTCAGTGATTTCGTTGCGCTCAATCGCACTACGAATCTGTTGCACATAACTTAACGCAGTTTCAACCGCCATTTGTTCAGTACGTGCCGCAATCACCTTTTGCAGACTTTCTTCATTGATAACTAATTGTCCATTTTCATCTTTCAAATAGGCAAGGTACTGGACACCCCAAGAACAAATCTCTTGTAAAGTATCAATGGTAATAAAGCCACTATCAGCATACTCTTGAGCAGCGTCCTTCAATGTATCATACAGGCCAGTAATTTCATCAACTGCATCATTGACATTATCTACTACTTGTTGCCATGCGTTAGCAGAAGTCTCGGCAATTTTATCATAGTAGTCCCACCACAAATCTGACAGTTTACTAACTTCATCACTGGTATCAGAATATCCAAGAGAACGATAATACTCCGCTTGTTGATGTATCTCATCCTGCATCGCTTTATAATGACTAATAATATCAGACGTATATCTTGTGATCCCACTAAAGTCCTTATTTGTAATTGCCTTGTCGAGCCAATTTTCATTTAAGGTAATAGCGTTTTCGTGTTCTTTAACAGATTTCTCATATGTTTCAATGATTAAATCTTGAATACTATCCTGATATTCCCACCATTGTTTTTGCAATTCTTGAATATAATCAGAATTTTCATCAAGCCCTAATGCACGATATTCCTCTGCTTGTTGATGTACTGCATCCTGCATTGCTTTATAGATTTTAATAATTTCATTGGAGTTTACGCCTTTATGTTCCATAATGAAAATAGTATGTTCATAATCTCCAATAAGATCATCCATAACCTCTTTCATTTTCTTTAATGTATCTTCTAAAGCATCTTCAAGATTTTCAGTTTCTTTTACCGCATCTTTCAGTTCTTTCGTTGTAGTAGAAGAATTATTACCAGAGAAAACAGACTTATAAGTTCCGCCCTTTGGCTTGATTGTTCCACTTGCACCGCCATTATAGCCACCAGAATAAGCAGGAATCGAACCACTAAGTTATTTGCCACTCTTTAAAATATCTTTCGTTTCCTCTGCTGTATATACAGTATCGCCTTGATTTAAATGAACGATTTCAGGGCCATTTGTACCAGCTAAATAAGCCTGATCACCAGACTTAATAAGTTCAGCACCTTCTTCGCCAGTTAATGCAGCACCATCAGGAGCATTTTTAGTTCCTTTGGCAAAGCCAAGCATACTAAGCAAACTATTTTTTCTCTTAACATCAACAGAAACAGTAACCGTTTTACCAGTTAAACCATTGATTGTAGTCTGCAAATCATGTACTTTACTTTCTGCTGTTTCCGCAGAAGTACCAATAGCCTCCAACTGACTTTGTGCATTATCGGTTGATGAAGCGTCAACATCATCTATTGATTCACCAAGACTATTAACTTTACTTTCAACAGTCGCAAAATCTAAAGTATCAATAAATTGCAATACACTTTGCAAATCCTGAACTTCACCTTTAGCATTCGTTAATGTAATGCCATCAGCTTCATCCAATTTTGTAATTAATCCTTGAGCATCCTCTTTGGTAAAACTTAATTGCTCCATCAAAATAGACAGACTTTCAGTATTCACCTTAACTTCAATACCATCATCTGTAGCCAACCCCAAGTTTGTTAAGCTGTTAGTTAAAGTATCTACATCGGAGGATGCAGATAAAAACGTAACTCCCTCAACACCTTGTAATGTTTGCAACAGATCATAAATATCTTTATTGGTATAACCCAAAGAGATTAACTGATCCGTTAAAGCATCAATATTAATTGCAGTTCCTTCCAATGAATCAGAAGAAAGCCCAATTTTTTCAATAGCATCAAGAACTTCCTCGACATTATAAAAATCAATATCGCCCCACATTGATAATGCTTTTAAACATGACAATGCTGCTTCTTCTGTAATGCCTAATTTTTGAGCAATTTCGTCTATTGACGTTGCATCAATATCAAATGTAAACGAACCATCTGTAAATTTTTCGATTGTAGCGAGAATGTTACCATCTTCATCAAGAACTTTGCCATTTTCTGCAATTTCATATAGTCTTTCTAAGAATCCTGCTCCAGCAGAATCAGCATCTTCAAAAATGCTAACATTCTTTTGCATTGCAGCATAAATCTCATTAAGACCATCTGACCAACCCCATGTCTGAAGTTGTTCTGCTCCAAATAAAAATTCAGCCGCCGCCCAAAATGCGTTGCTATTAGTAGTCCCTGCTTCAAATTGTTCATTCAAAGCCTTAAACGCCTCAGCATAAGATTTAAATTCCTCATCCTTTTCAGGAACACTCATAGCAGCATCGTAACGAGATTTGGCTTCTGTTACTTGGTCAAAGTCTCTAACCATACCTTCTAAGGCTTGGTTAAGCAACAACGCACTTTCAGTAATTAATGCAAATCCATCTTCGCCATCAGCGACAGTTTGAAGTACCTTGGCAAGAAATTCTGCGCTCATTCCATCCTGATCCAGAATAGACTTTAACGCTGAACTATCTTCTGCAAGGTCTTTAATATTTTGCCCTGTAATTCCATCAAGAGTATTTGCCATCTGAATTAAAGATGCTTTTGTATCGGCAAAGTCCTCAGAATCCCACATTCCTTTTAAAGAATCACGGATATTTTTAGCTTGAATGGCAATTTGATTGCCAGTATGCTCAAAATAGTACATAAATGCTTCGACAGAAATACCGGCTTCTTCAGCCGCCTCTTTGATAGCATCATACATTTCATTAACAGCACCAGCTTCTCCAGTAAAGTGCATGGCCTCTCCAGTATGAATTGCCGCATCACCAATATCAGCAAGCAGATTTTTAATAATCTGCCCATCCATCTCTAACCCTTCTGTATCGAGCCGCAACAAACTTTCATTTGTCCAGCCTTCTCCAGCTTTATCAATCAACCCCCAAATGTATTCATCAACAGTATGAGAATCTAAAAGCACAGGGCCATTTTCTGTTTGTAAAATTGGCGAGAACGCAATCTCTACACCATCATATTCCGAAGATGAACCAAATACTGTAGAAATAGAACCTCGCATCTCATCAACAGTTGCGCCCCAAGATTCAATCGCATCTTTATAAGTAGCAAGGTTTTCGTCTGTCCATTCAAGAATTTGTCGATTATTGGTATCAATATTGCCATATACAGTATTAGACAGATCAATACCCAATAATCCTGCTTCATTAAGAACACTTTGGTAATTTGAGAATAATTCCTCATATTCTTTAAGTTTATCTTTAGAAACAATATTTTCAATATTTGCAGCTTCAATCGCTGTCTTTAATTCATCTAATCCCTCAACACGAGAATTAATAATCAGGTCATACACAAGATTAATCTGTTCATCAGAAAGAGATTCTAAATATTCTCTAACTGTATTAACCTCATCTATCGCAACATTCATATCGGATGCAAAATCCTGAATGCCACCAAAAATATTTTTGAAATCCATATTCTTGAAATCCAGTTTAAAATCTGGCATTTCTACAAGAGATTTTACAATCTCAGTTTTCTTTCTTGTGATTTCATCAATAACACGCTCTTGTGAGCCAAGATTATCTAACCATTTTTTATAAGTGTCATTTTCAGAAAGAATAGAATCTACATAATTTTCAACAGAACCAACACGATCATCAAACCTTATATCACTTTCCATATTGTCAATGATCGCTTGTCTAAATCCCTCAAATTCTTCTTGTGTTTTTGGATCAGAAATGGCACGTTGAGCCAATACTAAATCAGAAGCAATTCCCCTGTTAGCTGCTTCAATAGCGGCAATAGCTGGTTTTAACTCATCGGCATATTCGTTATATAACGATGCAAGTTCTTCTGCAACTGGATTATCAACACCAAATTTTTCGATAACATCATTCATGGCATTTTCAAGATATTCATAATCTGCCATTAGATCATCAAATGATGCTTTTGCAGTATCGCCACCAGTTAAATACACGCTTGGCAAAAAGATAGAACCGCCTTTTGTGCCAGTATTATCAATTCCCTCATAACTAAGAGAATCTAATAATTCTAACGCATCTTTAACCGCTTTTACTTCATCTTCTTTATTGCCAATAACACTAATATATTTTGCATTACCACCAAACCAACCTGTCTTTAAATCTTCAACAACTTGATCCTTTGCCGCATTTGCTCCTGCAACAGCAGTATTAACGTCTGTTCTAATAGATTCTCTTGCCGCCTCAATGATAGCTGTCTTATAATCGCCATATTTTGTAATCAATTCATCAATCTTATCTTCTTCCAAACTTAATGCTTCGATAAGATCATCTCTTGCAGCAGTAGCATCTTCAACAGACGCAATACCAGCATCAACAGCATCATTCAATTCTAAGTATTTAACGGCTAAATCTTTTACCTTCACAGCATTTTCGGCTGCTTCGTTACCAGATTCAATTAATTCTCGCCTTGCTTCTTCTTGTTTCCTTTTCCAATTAGTATACAGTGCAACAGCAATGCCAATTACGGCAACCACACCCATAATACCAGCGGTTGCAATACTGGCAGCAGAACCAGTTCCAATCAATGCACTTGCTGCATTTTTTAACGTGGCGATAAAACCACCACCAGCTTCTTTGCCTAAAACCCATGCAGCTTTCAGATTTCCAAACATAGAAATCAACTTAGGCAATAATCCAAAGCCAGTGCTTAATGCGGACCAAAGATTCTGAACAAGTACAACTGTTTTGCTAAAATTAAGTAAAGCAATAACATCCACAAGAATTAACAAAGTATTGCCTAAACCACCACACGCTTCAATAATGCTATCTAATAATTCAAGCAAACTTGTTCCTGCATCAATAAATGCTCCAATAGATTCACGTGGGAAAATATCTTGCATGATTCCAACAGCAGTTTCCCTAAGAGCATTAAGTTTGTATGTCAAAGACTCTGTAATGATTTCCATTTCGGCATTAGCATTACCAGCACTTTTTGACATATTATCCATTGCTTTCTCCGCAGCACTAAAATTTTGAAGAATAGCTTGACCAATACTGGCTCTCATTTTGCCAAACAGCTTTTCCATTAACTGTTGCTGCTCTTTAGCACCCAACTCATCATAAATTTCAGAAATTTCTTTCAAATACTGATAGACACTTTTGTACTCTGTTTGTGTCTCATCAGTAAACAAGGAAACGCCCATAGGACGAGAAACTGTCTTAGTTAGATCAATTACTTCGCCTGAAATATTAGCTAAATCATCTGAAAGTTGCTGAGTTTCTTCATCGTAACCTCTAATACGCATTGCGATTGTACGCAAAGCATTACCGACTTTTGAAGCATCTTGAGAAATTTCTTGTGCCGCCGTAAACAAAGCAATGTTCTCATCTAAAGTAGAATTCATTGCCGCCATTGCAGCAGCAGAGTTTTGTAAGCCAGCAATAATTTCTTGATTGGACGTAGCAGCAGTATTACCAACAATATTTATTTTAGACATAACTCCATCGAGAACATCTTCAACCTCAATACCATAGGCTTTAATAACACTTACCAGTCCAGTTGTAGACTGATTCATGTCAACGCCCGGAGAGATTGCCGAAAACTGAGCAGCTAATTTAGCCATCATTTCGGAACTCTTTTTATCAGAGAATCCTAATCGGCTCCAATCCGCAGCAGATTGAATAATATCCTTTGTCGTTACACCAAGTTCTTTTGCCGCCTTATTTGCTTCTGAATAAAATGCAACCAAATCTGCACCAGACATAGTAGTAGTCTTTTGTAAGTCTACAAGTGCATCATCCAATTCAATAATTGTACTGACACCTTCACGGATCGCAGATATAATTCTACGGATTACTACTACACCACTTGTCAATCCAAGTAATTGTAATCCAACATTCTTAATAGATTGAGCAAATGTGTTTGTAGTGAGGCCAGCAGCTTTTGCCTCGGATTGAATCTTAGCAAATGCTGTACTTACCGATGTAAGTTTTGAAGCATCTGTATTGTTCTTTAACGTGTTTTGTAGCTTTTTAAGTTCTTCTCTATATTTTTCAGCAGCTTTTGCATTTTGATTCATCCACAACTCAATCTTATTTGAGAGTGTAGCAGATTTATTTAATGTATTCTGCGCTTGGGCAGCTTCTTTTGTTGCCGTAGCCTGATCCCGTGTCGCAACTGTAACAATCAAAAGATTATTTTTAACACGAGCAAGAACTTCTTCATATTGCTGATAACTACTTACCAATACACTATTATCTGTACTGGTTTTCATTGTTTGCTGTAAAGAATTAAGCGTTTGAATATCTGCTTGAATCTGCGACAGCTTTTCATGTCCAGTAGAACCAAGTTGATTAAATTGAGATGTTACACTGGTAATAGATGCTTCGATCTTATTCGTAGCCAAAGCATTCTGAACTTGCTGTAAACTTCTTGATAAATCATCAACAGTCCTCTTACTTTCTGAATTCGCAGTAGAATGTCCTTTTATTGCTTCTGTAACAATAGTTAAATTGTTTTTTACACGAGCAAGAACCTGTTCGTATTGCTGATATGCTGATACTAAATCAGAATTATTTTGTGCGGTAGACATGGTATGTTGCAAAGAATTTAAAGTTTGTAAATCTGCTTGAATCGCCGCCAAGCGTTCATGTCCTGTACTTCCTAATGATTCAAATTTAGCGTTAAGACTTGAAATTGCAGCTTCAATTTTATTGCTTGCAATAGCATTTTGAACCTGTTCTAATTTCTTTGAAAAATCTCCAACAGCTTTTGAATTGTTTTGAAATGATTGAACAAAGGTCTTAGATGTATTAACTACCTTACCAGTCTCAGAATCATACTGGCGAATAATAGTAACAACACGCTGCAATTCATCTGTTCCAGATATTTTTAACTGAATATTACCATTCTGAGACATGGTAGTTGTAATTTTATTGATCTGGAGGCTCATTCGTTGTAAGTCTTGCGTTACAGTAGAAATTGAACCTTTACTAAATCCTGCTCCTTGAAGCATTCGACTAAGATTACCAATACCACCATTCACAAGATCAATCACATTTAATGTACTATTGAACTCCTGATTAATCTGGTTTGTTGCATTCCTAATTTGAGCCGCAGCATTACCAAAATTAATGTTATCAATCTTTGCACTTAAAGTAATTTCCTTTTTGCTAATGCGTTTTAATACGGTATCTAAATCTTGGCTCATTTGTTGAGTAGTTTGCGCTATATCTAAACCCAATACAATCTGACCATCTACATCAGGCATTTCATTCACCTCCATTACAAAAAATTGTCGCCTCCTTCTTAAAGAAAGAGGCGATTTTATTCTTCCCAATAATATATATCAGGTCTTTTTATCAATTTAATCTTTACTGGCAATTTGGTTTTGCTATTAAAATCAGTGATTCCATGTTCAACAAAATGTTCTGCTTTGCGATAAACCCATCGCTCTTTATGAGCAAACCCATTAAAGTGCCAATCTTTTTGCACAACAAATCCATCATTAATGAGCCAAAACACATTTGCGTACTTGTGGTTTGATTCATTAAAAATTGACGGACGCTTTGAATTCTGAATTTTCAGCGTAATTGTCAAAGTGTTTCCATCGACTTGAATATCTGCTAAATCAGAAGTTGAAATGCAATTCCCCATTGTTTCACGGTTAATTTGTTCTTGAATACAATCTCTTAATAAATTAGCTGCATTCACCAACTCTTGTGATAATGTTAATCCAGATGGAGCTTTTACTTTAGTAATATCAAGATTTTTTATAATCTTGTCTAATGACATGATTATTTCCTATCTAAGAGCGGAATTACATTATCACCTGTTTCGCCTTCAGAAACGCCCATTGCATTTGCAAGCTGTGTTAATGTTTCCATTAAATTTGTATTTGTTGTTGCATTTGCAACAACATCAAGCAATGGCCTTAAAATTGCCAAAGAGTTAGATGCTTTTCTTGCATTAATATCCTTAACATAGGCCAACTTATCCGCTACCATCTGACGCAACTCAGCAATCAAAGCCTGATACTTTACATCTGTAGCATTTTTCACAAGATTGATTGCTTTACAAAGTTCATATGTCTTTTCAATATTAATGATCGTAGTCTTTTCGCCAGTTTCATTACCAGCTTCATCTACGATAGGAATTACATCTTCAATGGGCGGTACATTAGTTGTCATCTGGAGCAATGTAATCATAAACAGCGGATCGAGATACTGTGGCATAAAATCACCTTCAACATCAAAACAAGGAATTACAACACGATCCACAAACATACCCTTTTCAGGAATTGTTAAAGACGTTTTGAGAACAATTTCCATAATGACTTTACTATCATCCTGTGGATCAGTCATTTTTAATACTGTATCAGTAGAATTACGCTTATAAACATCCATCAGCGCATTAATAGACTTCTTTGTAATTTTTCCCATATCAATTCTCCTTTAATTTCGATTTAAATTTGCAACAAGTAAAATTCTGAATTTCGTTCTGAATCTTTCCATCTTTTGCTCTTTGCAAAATACTACAATTTCGTTTGTATCTATTACAACCGATGCAATTAGATTCAAATTTTTCTAATTGAGATATATTATCAAATATACCTATGTAGTCAACTGGCGTAATTTGTATTTCTACTCTTGGATTTTCTGCATCATAATAAATGCCATTTACACGTTCGCAAACAACATTATCATCAACCCAAATTTTCCCACTATCAGTAATAGCATCAAGCATACACTTAAAATAATTGTTGCAATCCATGTCAACACGTGGGAAATAAAATACACAATCCACATAAAAATGTTGTGTTTTATTCGGAATCAAATCCCATCCTTGTTCTTTTACTTGCTTAGTAACATACCTTGCGAATCTTGTTTGATACCGTGTAGCTTCTGGCGTTTTATAACTCATAGCCAGTGGCTTACCATTTCGTATAATTGCACGATATGCCAAATAATGATTTACAGATGGGGGAATTTCCGATACCAAATTTAAAGTCATCTCATTCCTCCATAAGAGTAAATGAAGGAGGGGATTATACTCACCCTCCCACATTTTTAATTTTCTGTTTTTAAAACATCCTCGACAGTTTGCTTGTCAATATTCATGGCATCTTCAATAATGTTTGCCTCACGTCTTTTGCCACGTGTGCGCTTTGGTGTCTCTTTCACAGTCTCATCCTCTGCCTTTGCTTCATCCGTAGACACTATTGCGTCCGGGGCTTTCTCGACAGCGAACTCCTGCCTTGCGGCCTGAACACGGCGCAAGTATTCTGCGCCGCACTCAGGACTACACGCAAGACTATGATAATTAAAAGCACCAATCACAGCACTTGGTTTATTACAAGGGACGAACATTTTGCCACATACCCTACATGGAATAGCACGTGCCGCCATGTCAAATCACCTCACAAATCAAATTACGCAGCGTCCTCCTGCTCACCGAACACAGTCATATCCCAGAACTTAGTGCCACCATTAGTACAAGCGGAAGCCAAGCTGGTAGCCTCGAAACCGTGAGTAGTCTGACTATCGCCCATAGCAAGATCGAAAGAGCCAGTAAAGTCAGCATAAGGAATGTAGAACTGAACATGATAAATATTGTGACACTTATCTTCAGCCAGAGCATCTACATACATCTCAACAGTCTCGGAATAATTATCAGAGATGTTGGAAACAACATCACCCTCGACATTGCGAGTATAGTACACAACAATAGACGTACCATCGGCAATCTCACCATCAGCAAAAGTCAGTTCCTTAGTAGCAGGATCGTAAGCAAACTTACCAGTAGCAGCAGTAGCATCCTGAGTCAGACGCTTATTGATAGTGCTATCAGCGTTCTTAACAATGACTTCCTGAATCTCATTGCCAGCAGTACCCACGGCCTTAAAATTAGTAGTAGCCTTGTTGCTATTCACAGTAAGATAATCAGGAATCTTGACAGGAGTGGCGGTCTTGTGTTCGCCAGCAGAACCAACCTCAACCTCAACCAGACCCATAGACACCATACCATTTGTGCCAGACACAGTAACAGACTTATTACGCTTCAACTGACCAATGGTGCGACCACCCTTACCAGTCAGAGCGGTGTTGTCCTGACTATTGGCAATAGTAGCGTTCTGCAATTCATCCAGAGTAAACCGATGAGTACCACCGTTGATACCGAAAGCCATAATAGTCTCAAGACTTGTAATAGACAGGTCATTCACATTAACAGACATATTATCGTCCTCCTTTATTTTTGTAATAAAAAAGCACCAGACATTAATCTGGTGACAGCCAACTTAATTTTTCGAGATCAATTTTGTTCAAATCTACCGTACCAAAATAAGCACCGTTCATTGTTTGTTCCCAATGCTTTTTCTTCTGAATTTGTCGCCAACTCGCATTTAGTTTGTATATACTCAAATCCATCACAGTATCATAGTTATACTTAAATTCCTCAGTATTCACCAAAGAAATAATGATACCCTCCAGAAAAGATTTATATGGTTTCTTTGCAAGTCGTTGTTTTTTTAGTCGTTTGCGTTCAATCAGATACCTTTTCGCCTCATTATTACCAGCCTGTCCAAGAGGTGCTTCCCAAAAATGTATTTTGCGAATTGCATTACATATCTCCAGCGCAATCATTTGGTCAATCACAATATCATTCGTAGGATCATAAAATACACGTTCGCCATTTTTTGTGTTTTTGGCAGCTTTGAAATTTTTCAAATCCAAATTGCCAAATAGGATTTCTGTATTTTCCTCATTTGCCGCAATAGACTCCATCATCAAAAGAAATAACTGATAATTAGTAATTGATTCATAATCAATCCCTATATCATCTAACTCCACCATTAAATCAAATGGCGTAGCTATCAATGTTTGCACAATGCTATAATACTTCTGATCTCCAAAGTCAAAAATCTCATTCACGGTTGGTACATGAACTGCGATTTTATCATTTATCTCATAATCGCTGATACGAAGTAAATTAGGTTTCTGTACCATTACTTAGCACCAGACCTCAGATCACCATTGATTGTCGGACGATTAAACTCCGACACCGTATATTCCAGAGCAATACCATGAAAAGTTGAAGCAGGACTAATATCATCCATTCCATACAACTTCATTCGACCAACTCCCAAATCCATCGAACCATTAAACAATGTCTCTAATCTTTCTCCAATTAAATCAGGCCGCAGCCCATTACTGGTGCGGATATTATCTTGATGACAAAAAATATAGAAAACAATATTTACAGTTTTAAATGTCTTGTTTTGCACTTCTGGAATATAAATCCTAAAACAAATGTAGTTATTTGTATCTTTCGTTACATCAGGAGTATAAGCATATGGAAAAATATTTTTGTACATCAAAGACCGATCTGGAATTGCAGAATTAGGCGTATCAGTTATCAGGTCTACAATTTCCTGATCGCTGCAAAGCAATTTCATAATCTTGCTTCTGTACTCGGTCAATTCTTTGCATAAAGCCATATCATTTCACCTCAAATCCACATATCGGTCTTTGTCTCTAACTCTGCGCCTGTTCCAACAGGATCAGGAACATAATCTGCAATCATCAATTCTTTGTTGTCAACCTTCGGATTAAACTGATCTTCATACAAAGTGAACGCAATAAATCCATGCTCGTTAGCATCTGAATATGATACAGTGTCAGCCTGTTTGACAACGTATGCTGTAGGATTGACTTGATTACGGTCAACCAAAAACCTAACACCATTATCAATCAAAATAGTATGCTTATCATATGTAATGTACATAAGCATCTGCGTTGTACCAACCGTCATTTTCAATTCATCATCATAACGCTCAGTTTCGCCGCTGCCATACTGTGTAGAGTTCAAGATGCTTACAGGGTATTCAACAATCTCATGATTCAGCGGAGAGTAGAATTTTATATAGTGATTGCAGAATCGTAAAGTCCCCTCAAACTGAATACCATGTAAATTGTTAGCCTCAAGGCACATCCAATAACCATGTTCAGGCCAAGGAATTACATCACCCTTATAAATAGGCTCATGTATCATCGTTTGAATTTGTGCCTGTTCAGGAGAAGTTGAACGATATGTTTCCTGATAAATCCTTGGATGCAAAATTCGTTCACTATTCCAGACTTGTACCCCATCTGGAATATAAGAAGGATCGTCTGCGAAAGTATGTCGTACCAAGTGCAACGAGTTTTCAATTTGCTCATTTCGCATAGTATTACCACCAGCGTTCATTCTACGAAGAAAATTCTGATAACCTCCCACAGACAATCACCTCCTTACATATCTTGTTTAATCCAACGATAACGAGACAATAAGGTTTCGTTATCTTTTCGATACATTTCACGCATAGCAACCATTTTTTCTAATTGGTTTGCTGGCGAAAAAGCATTGAAGTCCTTACTTGAAAGTGTCTGTTTAAGTGCAAGAGGAACACGAATATAGTTACTGTCAAGATAAGCAATTACCATGTAATTAGCCAATATTTCAATTTCAGTATCCGTCAACGTGACTTCAAACTTCCTTTTGTTCCTTTTACTCAAATCTTGTTTGCATCCCCTAAAAGATGCAATCGCTGGACGCAAATAATCTGAAAGAACCTCATAAATATCGGTTTCTTCCAGATTCAAGAAGTCATAGTCTTTAATTTTTGATAGAACACTTTCGTAAAGAACTGTAAAAGGTGTACCTTTCATGGCTCACCTCCCATTACACATACTGCATTAACTCAACACCTAAATGCTTTTCAAGGCAACGAATGATTTTTACGTTCTCAATTTTACCATTCTTAACAGCATCCTCAACCTTATGAGTCAATCCAGTCTTAGCATCATTGCTCAACCCGGAAAGCAGTTCCTCGACCTCTTTCACATCAGACCCATACAGTTTCCGCATATCCCCACGATTCATGTTGTTTGCATAAACCTTATCAAGACCTAATTTCTTAACAACATTTTTATCAATGGGCAGCAACCACTTATCATTAAAATACCTTGGATGCTTAGTTTTCATCATCCTAAGTTGCTTGTAAGTCATCTCCTGAATATCACCGACTTCCACCCAAGCAAAACTCTCAAAAGTCGTTGTACAAGTGTAGTATACCGCAGGAACAAGCGACTTGACAGAAACCTTTGTATCATCATTCAAAGTGGTAGAAGTGGCAGGAGCAACTTTCTTTGAAGCTGCCCCATCAGGAATTTCGGTTTTCACCTTATTCTCAATATCCTGTGCCATTAAAACGCCTCCCAAATTTTATTTATTATTAGATTAAGCCAACTCCCAATCACCAACAATCCCGCCATAGATAACAGCCAGACCAGCCTTAACCTGAATCTGACCCTCAAGAGTCATATCCATGTTTTCACGACTATCGGTAATTTCCTTCAGGCGGGAATCGCCCTCAAACACAAACTTGATGGGCTTTGCATTATTTGCCAGCAAAATCAAGCGAGTGCTGGACAGAGCAAAGTCAAACGTACCCTGTTTAAATACCTGCGGAATAGGCATCAGATCGTAACCTTCCCAACTGGAAATAACGCCATTACGATTACGCTGCTCCTTGGCAGACTCAGGAATCCAATTCTCATCAATATTCTTCTGCAACTTACGCAAAGCCGCACCAGTACCAACAATAATAGGCTTCACACCATTATTGGCAGCAGACACCTTATCCAGCAATGTCAGAAGCTCATCACGCTCAGTATCGGTGGACAACGCACCACGACCAGTAAAACCATCAGGCACAAGATCGCTCATATTGGTAAATGCCACATACGCTGCACTCTGGAACGCTTGCAAGAAGGACTTACGAGCCTTATCCAGCAACTTAGCCCAAGAGTCAATGTTCTTCATGAACCGCTCAAACTCATTGTAAAAATGCACGTCCCACCAAGTAGTCTCAACACTAAACTCAGCCCCTAAATCCATGCGCTCACGGTTGGTATCCCAATGATTACCGCTAAACTTAGATACCACAAAGTAACCATTGTCCTCGGCGTAGAACTCATTCTTATCACCTAAGTCAACACGAATAGTCTCAACAAAACGATCAAAGAATTCATTCTCTTTCCAGCCCTCCGGCAAAGTCTGATCAAGAGTGGTTTCAAGAATTTCATAAATATCGTTCTTATACTTACGATAAGTACGATAATTGTACTTCTCACCATGCAGAATTTCTTTCTCAAAACGGTCACGGATTTCATCATCCATGCTCCGATTACTGGTATCCACATTCCCAGCAACATAATTACCAAGATCACCAGTATAATGATCAACACCAAGGGCGATCAACTGCTGCTTCTCAGTAGAGAAATTAGCCAGCTTACTCATATCACAAGCCATATTCACATACCTCGCTTTCTAAATTAAACATTCAATTAAACAATATCGTTGCGAATGACACGCAGCAAATACATATTATATGAACGACCATAAGTAGTGCCATTCTTAGTAGTAAAACCAAAACCACGCTGAAGTTTTACGCCTGTAATCTGAGCGTAGAAACCCTGATCAGCAATACCAGACTCATCGACAACCTTCAACGTATCCTTTCCATGCTGTGCAATAACATATTTACCAACAGCAATTTCAGACTCATCAGCAACGTCAAAAGCACCCACAGAAACAGAATACTGATCCTCAGCAAATAAGTCATAAGCCCTAAAAGGACGCCCAGCCTCATTAATATAATTAGAAAGAGCCTGATTGCTCTTGCGACTCTCATCATAATCCCACTCAGGATTTGCAACCAGAACAACTTTGCGCTTATTAATCAAAGCAGTAGTAGGAGCCTCATATTCATGAGTTTCTACACCATCAATATCAGTAGCCAAATCGCCCACATAACAAATGTGACCATTCTCCACATCCACATCGGCAATCAGACTGTGCAAATGACCGCCACCACGAACAGCAGCAATCTTGGAAGTTTCCACAACAGTATAATTCTTATCCATAGTCATATTACCTCACTTTCAATTATTGTTTCTTTGTAGGCAGCACACCATAGCGAGAACTAACTTCTGCCTTAGGGGTCTGCTCAAATACATCCGCTACCATAGGAGCGGCCTCTTTAGTCTTACGACTGAAATTAGCGTTCAAGTTCTTCTTTGTAAACATCACGGCACACTGAGCCTGAATTTCCTCCAAAGAATACTCATCCCGCTTTTCTTTGAGTGTGGTGTATTCAGCAACATCACTTAAATGCTGATCAAACTGCTTAAACTCTGCATCCTTTGCGGCATCCACAGCAGCCTTCTCACGCTCGGCCTCTGCCTTAACATAAGCATCATACTTAGGTTTCATCTCATCATAGTCATTCTTAACCTGACTATAATTAGCCTCGGCAGTATCTTTACTTTCATTTGCAGCATCAATCTGTGCAGACATATATGTAGCAAAATCGGACATTGCTTTTTCAAACACAAACTGCTCCGCATCTTCTGCGCCTTCCTCGAAATCAGAATAAGTAGTCTTTTTACGACAAGCAGACGCAAAATCAATAGTAATCTTGTCGCCATCCATAGTGTACTTCATACCATACAATCCATAATGGTCAGCACGATCCATCACAATAATCTCATCACTCTGAACATCAACAAAGCAATATTGAGAACATTCATAACCCCAACTGTCACGATATTTCTTCTCGCCCAGCACAGCATAAATCTCATCAATCTGCTCCATTAAATTCAAAGTGAAATTTGTATCAGGAATTTTAGGCATTTCTCCAGCCTCCTTTTCACTATTTTCATTTGACTTTTCAACAGTCATGCTATACTCAGTCAGTTTATCTTTAATCTCTTGTGCGATAGTATGTGCTGTAAATTCCTTTGGAACAGCCTTGCTATCAATCATTGCTGGCTGAATACGATCATCTGTTGAAGATAACAGGCAACATCCATCAAACTTAAAGCCAGTGAATGTAAATGTCCCATCATCGTTTTCCTCGCCAGTGATTGAAGAAAGTTCAAGTTCCATACTCTGAGGCTTACCGCCATCACGATTAAAAATTGTAATTGCATCATCAAATTTAGTCCACAATAGGGCATCAACTTGAAAGAACTCACGGCAAATTCCATCGGAACAAACTTTTTCAATCCAACGATAGTTACATGACTCTGGAATTACACCATAGGCAGAACCAGCATATACATAATCTGTACCATCATTACTCTTAACAGCTTTATACTCATGACCCTGAAAGTCTAACTCTCCGTCTGGATTCAGAGCGATATACCCCAACACTGGAGTATTCATGATGCTATCGGCATTTGCATCAACCACTTCTTTGTCAAAAATATTGCCATTAAAATTCAATCCTGTGTGTAATACATCAATCGTTATGGCAAGAAAACGAGAATCTTCAGTATCCACACAGCTATTGATCGTAAACGACACTGGCAACCTATTTCGTTCATGACCCACTTTCCCCATCACCGCCTTTCTTTATATTTTAATAACGCCCAATGGACGGTATTAACGATTAAGATTTGTCTCATTATCTCTTGTAATTTCACCACTCTCATCAATATCCTGCCCCTTACTCTCATTTGTAGGGCGACCTGTAATTTCATCTCCAGTAGCAGTATAAGAAGTTTGCAATGGTACAAATTTCTCATGCAACTTGAGTACAGTATTTTCTAATAAGAGTGAACCAATAATTCTACTCGGACTTTTACCAAGAGCAACACCATAATCAATCTTAAACGGCTCTCCATTTTGAGCCGCTTTCAGCATAGCGTCAGCCACATCATTTCGATTAAAAACAGTAGAATCTTGTATTCTCAATGCAAATTTAAATTGTGGCTTATTGAACTTACGCAGTTTAATGAACCGTGTAAATACACGTTCTACTTGCCGATAAAAGCCATAAATAAAAGCGGCATCATTCTCAATCGACATTTTCATTGCCGTCGCAGATGATCCGCTATTGAACAACTCTTTTGTGACACCAGCATTATCATATAAATTAGTAATAGCATCACTCAGATTATTCGCAGTATTCGCATTGTCCTTAAAGCTAACTGCTGTGGCCTTTCCGGGAGCATGAATCAATCCAACATCTTCTGGCATATTTGCTTTGTTCATTTCTGCAAATACAGCCAAAGTTTCATCTGTAAGCAACGGTTTGTCTACAGCATCCTCATCAATAGGGATTTCAATAACAATAGCCTTATAATTATCAACCCTTGCTTTCTGCAATTTCAATTTCTTGTATGTATCTAAGTCCAAAATATCCTTAATAAGTCCAAGCAAAAATGGCATCGGAGTAATAGAGTTTTCATTAAACTTAAAACACATCTGCTTATCTGCTGGTGGGACAAACCATCCATCAAAATAAGAATTTCCATTTCGGTAATCTAAATATGCCTGTTTGACATAATCAGGATATGAACCAATATGCAACGGGTTAATTCCGCTTAATTGTATCTTGAAATTAAACACGCCATCTTGTACCTGACAAATCTTGCAAATAGACGGATTGATTGACAAAACAAAAAAGTCTGAACTATCTTCAAAAATCAATCCATAAAATACATCCTGCATGGGTAGAACACTCATGATTTTTAACATTTCATGTTTGAAACCCATCTTTTCAAATTCAGAACACACATTTGCATATGCGTCCCTCAATTTCATTTGCTTTTCTTCACTATCCAATTCGCTCTCTTTAACGTCATACACATCAATATTGTAATTAAACAGTCCCATTTTCCCAAAATAGTTATTCAAACGCATATAGAATTGTGAAGTATACATGAGATAATGGCTTATCTCAATTAACATCATAGGATTGCTTGTTGGATTTTCAAGCGCATCAGCAATTCGTTCTAAAGAATAGCCTTTAATTTTATGAGACTTCAGAACATCAGTATTTGTACACAAATCATGAATCATCAATCGTTTGAATCCCGCTAAGTCAAGACGGCTTTTGCCATTTTCGGTTTCCTCAAAACGTTTTACATCTTTGTCATAATCCAAACTTGAGTAAATTACTTTTGTTACTGGCATTATATCACCGTCCTTTCTTAATACATTCTTGGCCTACGATTCAACGCTTTTAACCGTTCGGCAAATGATTTAATGTCAACATTTGATTTACTTCCACTATCATCTACTTTTACAATATAGTAAAGCAAATAAGCAACCGCAGAGAAACGGTCTTTATCAAACTTACTTACAACTTTCTCAACGGACAGATTCTTACCACTCTGAAGAAGTTTTAAATTACCAACCTCTTGGAAGAACAATTCCTCCTGTACAAAAGGCATAACTTTTGAATTTAAATCATCATTATCCTTAATAGCATAGTCGCCGCCATTTTTACTCTCTAAAAATCTCAATATGCCAGAATCAATCATATCAATGAAATTTGTCAAAATCATTGTTTGGCAAGACTGAGCCTTGAGATCATAAAGGCATTTATCGGCTTTCTTTGCATCAGGAACAGCATCAGTATTGATCGTGTCCCAAGCTGGATATGTTTCTCCAGTTAAAGGATCGTATGTTTCTTCCATCAGTTTATCAATCAATCCAGTTCCCAAGCCATTGCCATCGACAACAGCAATCTTGGCGTTATATCTCTTTCGGACACGCTTGACAATACAAGCCTGAGTTCCAAAGTTCAGCATATTTGAAACATGAATGATATTTGCTAACTGAATCTCCGTAATTTTACCATCAGAGTTTCTTATAACCTTACCAACTGCAATAGATGACTGGTTATTATTCTTGTTCTGAGAACGTGCAACGTCCATTGCCAAATAGAACTCATCGTCATCACTTGTGCTGCTTAATATTGGCTCTGTAAGAGTCCGACAATTCATAAAACGGTTGATATTTACCAACGCACCTGTTGAACTACCTACCCAATTCCCACCGTAGTTCATATCAAAAGCAATAGAGGACATATTTTTCTTTTTCTCTAAAATAGTTCTTTTACTTGAACCACGACCATACCAACAACCAAGCATCCAGTTTGAACCTAATACAATTTTACCCTTTATATCCCGCATATCGTGGAACATTGCAAGGTTTCGGTTAAATTCATCTGAACCCCTAAATCCGGGAGTAGTATAAAAATTAATCTGCTGATTCATTTCCTCTGGATTGACGATTGCTAATTTACCGCAAGTAGTACGACCAACTTCAACAACAGGTTCAAGAGCATCTTCAAAAATAACATTATCCATCAAGTTAGATTCTTCGATGCTAATACGCTTTCTACGCTGGCCTTTGCTGGTTTGTGCGTTAGCTAAAGCATCAATTCTTGCACCGTTCTTAAAAACGATCAGAGCGTCACCTTTAATAAAGCTGGACTTCTTTATTTCATTTTCCAGCATTGGGTAATAACGAATTAACTCCGTATACTTATCTTTCAACAATGCGGCAGCGTTCTCTTTTGTTTGTGCTGTTAAAGACAGTTCAATATTAGGATAACGAATTGCAACTACGACCATCGTTGCAAATTCTAAAAACGTCTTTCCATAGCCTCGATTAAAACAACCATGTTCACTAAAAAATCGTGCGCCAGCCCTCATAAAAACTCGCTGATCTAAATGTAATTTAATACTTCCCTCTGCGGGAGCCATCAAATCTAATGCCAAGTCTGGATACCACATCCACCAACTTGCAAAATCATCACATTTTTTAATTTCTTCTAATGTCATAATTCGATTTGATCATCATTGTCGCTATAATAATCTGGCGGCAACTCAATAAACTCCTTAATTTTTTCACGATTAGTTAGTGTTGGATCATCAGTAAAAATATGGTTCGGATCACCATATTGCTTAACATACTCGGCTACCTTTTCATCATAGAATTTGTAAACATCCTCATATGGGACTTCTGGTTTTCCCTCCAACCTACGACAATAGTTTATATAGCACCAAATAATAAAATCTGGCGCATCACTTGGTCGATATTTAAACTGTGGCAAAATCCTTGTTACGTCTTTTACACGTTCAAATTTTTGAAAGAACTCAGAAAAACACGTCACACCACCTTGTACATCAATGGAATTTAATTGCTTGAGTGCTTCGGTAGTCAGTTTAGACCATTTCTCAGCATCAGCAATAATGCCGGAATTTGTTGCGATTTCTTCCTTTGCAGCGAAACGAACATAACGTAAAAGTAAGTTTTTCTGATTGCTTGAAATATTCGGATAATCTTGCTTAGTATCATCATAAATTCGTTGCATTGTTTGATACTCTTTTGAGGTATATCCTTCTCCAAACAACCTAATCATTTCCTCGCTTACTTCAAATTCCTCATCGTTCAAATAATATACTTTTTCGTTTTGATTTGTTTTACGCCAAGAACTTCCAACAGCATTATCGCTTTGAGCCGCTTGACTATATTTCTCACCTTGTTCAAAATCTAACATTTTAAATTGGGGTAACGAATTAATCTTTGTAAGATATTTTCCAACGATTAAACTTGCAGACGAATCAATACCGTATTGACTAACAGTTTGATCCCATTCCTTTTTTATAAAAGGCTTATCTAATTGACGCATAATGAGATAAACTTTTTCATCATTTGCAGTTCCATCTTCATTAGCACACGCTTTAATCACACATTCCTTACACATAGGTATATACCCATCTTTATGTAATGGATTGTAGCTTCGATAAAACCCTCGTTTTAAAGTTTTTTCTTCTCCACAAGTAGAACATATTTTTTTGGCAGTAGTTAAACTGCCTGATCTGTTTGCCATACTGCCACCTCACTTGAAATTTATATTTTTAGAACATTTTCAATCAAAAAGTCAGATTCATAATTAACTCTACTTTTCATCCCACTTTTTGTATCCTCAAATCGAATAGTAATTGCTGACATAGGATTATCTGGAACCTTCATTAAATATATTTTGTCTCTATCAAGACTATATAAAGCAAAATAGTCAATCTCGGAATTTAAATACTTCCTTCTTTCACCATTTGTTCTATGCGCCGTTGATGATGTTAAATCAAAAATTGAACATCCATTTTTTGATTTAATGGATGTTTTCACCTGAATCTTGTTTAATTTTCCATCAAACTCAGCAATCAGATCAGCTTTCTCATCATCACCAAACGGAATATAAATAGGGATACCCATTTCAACAAATTTAGCGAGAACTTTTGCTTCTCCGATATTTCCAATTCGTTTACTATTCATCTTTCATCCCCTTATAAATAAAGATACCAACGCTCTTACCATATCTTTCGATCAGTAAAAACGTTGGCATTTTGGTAGAAGGTGTCGGACTCGAACCGCTACTCTTGCTCCCAAGGCAAGCGTGTTAGCCATTACACTACACCCTCTATATAAAGCCGCACTTACACGGCAGTAGTGGTCTATTCCCACCGTCAGCACCCGAAAAGCAAAGAAAGGAGATTTGTTTGCCGCTTACCCAAGGCGGCTGGTACTGCTGACGGGGATCGAACCCGTATGCCTAATAGCGAGGGATTTTAAGTCCCTTGTGTCTGCCAATTCCACCACAGCAGCATATTTACTTTATTTCTCCCAAGGAACAAGGTCGTATAAATCAACTGGCGAATTTGCAGTTTTAATCTTTATAAACCCCTTATTAACCACTTGCCATAATGTAAACTTCTTTCTTTCTACATTCTGACTAATTTGATATTTCTGACCAGAATTTGTTACACATAATACACCAGCACCATTATCAGATGCAGGAATACTTTTCACAATCTTTTCAGTCGTTTCTTCTATTTTCTTTCTCATAACTCAACCACCTCAAAATTATGGCAGGGGTAGTAGGAATCGAACCTACGCTCAAGGAGTCAAAGTCCCCAGCCTTACCGCTTGGCTATACCCCTATATAAATCCCGCTGCGTTGCAAGCCGCCCTCGCTAAAAGTGAGATGAACCAAGACCATTGTTATACGGGATATGGAGACATTGGTGGGATTTGAACCCACGATCATAGTTTTGCAGACTACTGCCTTACCAATCTTGGCTACAATGTCATGTCCTGATTTTTCAGGACTATTAATTACTTGAGATTACGCATTGTCGATTGAAGCCGCTTTCCCTTGGCTTCTTCACCTCCCGGCATTTACAGTCCAAAGTATTTCTCCGCTACTCCCACAACTGCGCCCTTCGTTCAACCCGGCGCACTCTGCTGACCACAGAGTTTTCTTTATCTGGTGCTGGTAGTGGGACTTGAACCCACACGGTATTGCTACCAACAGATTTTGAGTCTGCCACGTCTGCCAATTCCATCATACCAGCATCTTGGATTAAAGTCTCGCATTTCAGGCAGCGAAACACCTAATGGTACGCCAGATGGGGCTTGAACCCACGACTCACGGCTTAAAAGGCCGTTACTCTACCAACTGAGTTACTGGCGTATATCTGGTGGAGCCACGGGGACTCGAACCCCGGACTTCCTGCTTGCAAAGCAGACACTCTACCAACTGAGTTATGACCCCATAAATCAAGTATTAAGTAAAGCGGCGTTTCCTTATTTAAGTCTGACTAACTGCCGTAAAAAATCCAGACCCTTAATACTTGAGTGGAGCTGCTGAAGGGACTCGAACCCCCAACCTACGCATTACAAGTGCGTTGCACTACCTATTGTGCTACAGCAGCATATAGCATAGTATTTAGTCATTCATGTGGTCTAACTAAACTCCTGATGTTTGACAACCGAATCGAACGGTACTTTAACCACACCACACCCACCCCAAGAATTACATCAGATTTTAAACTACGCTACATTTAATTGGCACTATATAGTTCCCACACCGCTCTCCCGTTCTATTGCAAATTTCGGTGGGAGGCTGGTTGATCATACCATACTGGTTGCGGGGACTGGACTCGAACCAGTGATTTCCAACTTATGAGGATGGCGAGATGACCAACTTCTCTACCCCGCAGTATTTAGCAGATGGTGGTTTATTGCTACATGATTAGATACCACAAAACTTTCATGTCCTATATATCCATCTGCTCTATATCAACACCTATCCAATCAACCTTAATAGTATCTTGGCGTGTGTAGGATCATTCAATGTAAATCCAAAATCTTCATAAACTCTATCTCGCAAAAATGGTAATGTATAATGTTCATAAAACACGATTTCGTACTGGCGAGGAATTTTGCTTAGAAATTCTTCAATACTATGAGGAAAATAGTTTTCACGAACTTCTCTATCCCAATTCTCAACATACCGATATGTCAGTAAGTAATGTAAAAAATCTTTATTGTTTACCAACAGGCCATTATACGCCTCAAACTCTGATACTTTATTTGGGTTTTCATGCTGAAGAACCTTTGCTAACTGGATAGAATTTGTCGGATGACAGGAACGCTTGGAATAAAACATATCACGAATTGCAATATATGTAGCACCACTATTAAAAATATTTCCATAATCCCATTCAATGTCAGATGAATACGCATGAATTTCATGAAATACAGACGAAGCATTAAGAATAGTATTATGCAAATCTGATTTTGGATTAGTTGACAGATAATCAGCATTAGGAACATTCTGTTTGGCAATATCAATCATTTCCTGACTAATATCATATCCAATCAATTTCATGCTTGGACAAATTTCTCCAACTATCTTCAACAATGATCCATCTGCACATCCATAATCATAAATTGTATCAATGCCGCCATCAATTTTGTCCAAGAACCAAATCTTATCCAACATACTCTTTCTCATTCCGTCATTATAAACATTCATATTTGCAATCGGAGTCATTCTACATCTACCTTTTATTTTGTTTTACGCCGTACAGTTTCTCTCTGCATTAACCGACACGGCATCACATCGGAATGATATTACATTTTAGTGTCTATCCACAGTCATAAGGCTTAACGATAACCCATACGGCACATCTCAAGTTTAGCTGACCCAACTGAACATTTGCTCTCAAAACGGCTCTGGTGACGCATACGGGAGTCGAACCCGTGTTACTGCCGTGAAAGGGCGGTGTCTTAACCACTTGACCAATGCGCCATTTGTATTTGTTGTTATTAGGCGTTTTCTTTTGTCAGGTCTTTGTCCTCCTGACATTATCTATTATAGTTGTATTTCTTGTTATTGTCAAGGGCTTTTTGAAAATTTCTCAAAAATTTTTTGGTGGGGAAAGAAGGACTCGAACCATCTCCCTTTGGGCTTCAACCAAATGCTCTACTCGTTAAGCTATCTCCCCGTATCGGAGGGAGGTTGTTGGCCTCCCATCCCATCATAAACAATCTGTAAGTGCCGTACCCGGACGAATCTCAATACACTCCTGTTCAGGAATAACAATAGGCTGCTTATTCTTAAAGTCATACGCCGAATGTCTATTCTTCATCTTACGTTCAATTTTCATAAACTTATGTAAAGAAACAGAATCTCCCCGGCTAACAGCAGCCACAATAGAATCCTCATATGCAGCCACTACCTCAGATATATCCTTTTTTGTTTTTCCTGTACGTACAGCAATATCAGCAATCAAGTCATTTCTATTCATAGCACACCTCATAATTTGATTGCATATTCTATGGTCTTACCCTTTTCTGCTTCCAATACAAGGAATGTTGCACCAGCGTTTGACGTTCTATGAATAGATATGGAATAATCATCAACCCCAATAATGCTTGGTACATTGACCACTTCTTTGTTAATGCCTACTGTCTCGCTACAAGCGTGATGTTTATGTCCAGCGATCAAAAAATCTAATTGGACATTATAAATATGAGAAAAGTCTTTGATAGCCTGTTCCATATTCTTTACTTCGCCATGAATACCCATCACATTAAACCCAACAATATTTGAATAAATATATCCAGTAGGATTTTTGACAAAAGTAAAGTTAGGATTGTTAGCAAGACGAGTGCTGATCATAGCGTCTACTACAAGACCCATATTCTCTTTTGTAAACGTACCCTTTGGCTGTCCAAGCATACGAAGTTCAGTATGATTTCCGTTAGTCATCTGAAACTCAACTTCAACATACTTTGTCAACTCATTCAACCAATTAGTAATAAAATCAGCATAACGAACTGTCCCCTCAACAACTCCATATCTAAGTTGCATCAGTTGCTTGACTCTCAATAAGCCATCCTCAAAATCTCCCATTGAATATACATATATCTTTGAAAATCCTTCTTTTCGTACAATGCCAACGACTTGCTCAAGCAAATTCCACATCCTACTTTCAAAGATTTCTGGACTATAGGCATTAATTATCTCATTACCCAACCCCCGAATTTCAAACTCAGTTCCATAATGTTCATCGCCGAACACAAGAATACCAGCCCGATCAGACGGCTCTGCATGAATTGCCTCTGGTATACTCAATGGCTTCAACTCATTGATTGCCTGACAAATATGCTCAACAATCAATTCATCACGTGCGTTTTCACGCAACCAACGATTTAATTCCAACTTCTCAGTTTGGAGTTTTGTACGCTCCTTTTTCAACTCTCGAAGCTGGTTAGTAACTTTTGATGTAGCGGTCGTAGAACTCTCTTCAGGATTTTTAATCCAACCAGCTTGCAAATACTCATAAAATAATTTTGAGCCTTTGCGAATTGTATCACGGTGTTCATTCTCACCCGTGTACTCAGAGCGTAAATCGGCTATATCCTGCCATTCAATAGCAGGATCATCCAAACGAGCAAGGAGTAAATCAAACTGTCGGCTTAAAAATTCTGCCTGTTCTATGTCTACCACTCCCTTCTGGATGATTTTTCATCCAAAATATTTACTCTGTATCTTCAGACTCCTTGCCTTTAGAATCTGCGTCCGGGGCATAATCGGCACAGTCCTCCATAGTCAAGGTAATCAAAAGGTCTTTCTTTGCACTATCATGAAACTTCATAAGAGGCTTTAACTTCTCACAAACAAGATAGTGGTCACAATTATCACAAATAAAGTTCTTAATCATATCAGCATACCTCTTTCATAATTGTATTTATGGTTATATCAATCAAGTAAATCTGCCATTGCAGCAGTTTCACTTCGCTCTGTCTTAACCAATTTGACAAAGCCGAATTTCGGATGGCCTTTAAGACGGTCAACAGCAATCATAAGCCCATTATTTTCTGTAAATACCTTATGATCTGTCTGTTTATAATCACCATTAAGCCATAGTGCAGAACCTTCGCCCACACGACCAAGAAGCAGTTGAACGTGTTCCTTAGTCATATTTTCTGCCTCGCTGCACATAATAATGGTATTCTTTATGTCACGGCCTCGAATGAATCCCAAATGCTCTACCTCAATCTGCTGGTTGCTAATCAATCTCTCTAATCCATCTCTACCACCAACATGATCTGCAAGAGGCATAGCAAAAGGAAGTAACTTATCAAAAGCATCTCCGGGTAAAAATCCAAGAGGCTTAGAGTTCTTAACCTCTACATTATTCCGAACCCACATAATCTTATCAAACTTACCTTGCATTACCAAATCCAATGCAACAGATGACATAAGATAATCTTTGCCAGTTCCAAACTTGCCAACAAGAATTTTCACTGTAATATCTTGATTGTATAGCATATCAATAGCCAACCGCTGTTGCGGATTTCTTGGCCTAACATTGCCAGTATAATCATTCTTGATCACCTTATATCCAACCAGAGCATACTTTGTTCCATCCCAGCGGTAGAAATCTTTCGCAACTCCATCTGTGTCATAAACAATAATATGTTCATTTTGGCGGCAACCAAAAATATTATTGGTTAAATCACTATAAAAAGTAGGCAACCGTTCATCATCAGAAGTTATCTCCTGAAATCCACGGTATTCATCCATATAATCAACCACCCTTACACAATATCGTCAAGCGAACAATCCTCTCCGATGATATAATCACAAAAGCCCTTCTCTTTAGCTTCATCAGCAAAAAGATACCACTCAACACGCAACTTGCTATCATATTCATCAGAAGTAATTTTACTGCGAGAAAGCACATACTCTTTAATTCGTTGCTCAATTCGCTTATTAAACTCCATCTGATCCTGTGCCTTTGCACCAGAATTGACAACAAAATTTGTACCATCGTGCATAAGGAACTTAGCTGTCTTAGAAGCATAACGCTTGTGTCCAGCGAGGCCAATCAAGAATCCCATAGAATACTGATAGCCAAGATTGATTGTATAAACAGGTGTCTTACTCTCAAGAATCACATCCACCAGTTCAAATCCCGGATCAATCGAACCTCCATTAGACGATACATACAGTAAAATTGGTTTGCGTTCTTCCACAGGAATATCCTTATCATCCGCATTATATTGTAAAATATGGCGAACAATCGAATCAATAATGCACTCGTCAATGTCATCAGATAAGTACAATTTCCTACTACGTAAATTACGCAGATAGAAAACTTCATCGACCCCCCAATTTTTGGCGATTACACCATCATCCACATCAAAGTCAAAGTCGTAAAATCCCTTAGTCATATTGTCCCTCCAATCAATGACGATATTTGCGCTTGCGTTCACGCTCTTTATCAATCTGCTCACAAATAGAAGCAGCACGTGCATTAGAATCCATGATCAGACGCAGATATTTTTCTGCTTCTGGCAGATAATAATGATGACGCTTACTTTTCTGAACACAAGTACGGACAATCTCTGCCCTTGGGTACACTTCACGCACCCGCTGCGACTCAGGTTTTGTAATAGGAATCAATTTTCTCAGTCCTTTTCATATAAATTTGAGGATTTAAGAAAGTGCTGTAATACAGTCATTTTCGTTCTTATCCCTTCTGCACACTTAGTAGAAATCAAAAACCTCTATAATACAGCACTTTCTAAGGGTTTGCAAAAGTATTTTATGGACTTCAAACTCCACAAAATCAAAATCCGCTAATTCTATCCTTGTATTCAATTATCTTACGATATATCTCAATCCTTTTTGACTTTGAAATATTCAAGTTTCCATTTATAAATGAACTAAAATGTCTCGGAACATAATTTACATGATTTGCAAACCAAGCAACTTGCAATCCATATTCATCAAGAAAGTCTTTAACGTACTTTCTGAAATTATCTTGATCATCATAAGGCATGGACGCTAACTCCTTTCTGAATGTATAGTCATAAATCTGAATTTCCCCATTCTTACACTCACTCAAAAGAGGAATTGGTGTACTACTATCCTGAAGAACATTATATACGCTACGCTTCATTCGATAGTTTTCTCCATCCATCATGAGCAAAAACAAATGTCGTTCTATATCGCTATAGTCCTCTTCAAGATGAAAGAGAATATGATGAATAGTCTTATCTGAAATTGCAATCTGCTGAACATCTGCAATCCACTTATTTCTTAAATCAATAGTACGTTCTCTTTTTTCCTTACTTGAATAATTTTCATCACCCCAAACGCCTTTCGTATCTTCACGAAGTTGTCTTGCGCTATCTACGATCCTTGTTTCTTGCAACTTGCTATACTTTCCATCCACTTCACTTTCATCTACCAGAATATAAGACATTAATTTCTTGCGCTTTCTTGGCATCTTAAACTTGTTAATACAAGATTCTAAATAATCCATGCTTGTTGCGTACTTTACATATGACATTCTTCCACGTTCAACACAAATACTCTCATCATTCTCTTTAATTGCTCTAACTTCTTTATAACTTCCAACTACACACTTTTTGACAAATTCATCATCTTCTTCACGATATATGTAATAATCATCCCGATACCCTTTGTATCCATCAATATATTTAAAGAACATTGGTCTGACGTGTCTATTCTTATTATCTCTTACATCGTACTTTTTCTTTAAACACTGTAACTCGAACGTATTGTCTGCCGGATTTTCTCTTTTTGCTGAATCAATTTCCAGATTGCTCATAACATCTAACTGAGCAATATCACAATACAAACTCATTACGGACTCAATACTTGCTCCATTATGCAATCTATCCCACAAAATAGAATTCAACTCTTGTGAAAGATTAATAATCTCACCAATTTTATTTACACTTGTTTTAATATCCAAATCAGCTTTTTCCGCATCTGTATACTTTCGCTTATGGGCTTCTCCCTCTACCAATTTAGTAGGAACGGGGAAGTTATCGTAATTTCGCTTCGCTGCCTTAATTAAAATTTGATTATCTGATAGCAACATAGTATCGCTGTCAAAATCTGCACCTGACAATCGTTCCAGTATATTTTCTTCAATACTGTTCAAATATACAATCTCATTTGTGGGATTCATGTAACGTATGATCTCATCACGTAATACATTTTTGGTTAAAAGAACATTACCCATTGTTACGTGTGGGCTTCTACACCCAAGCAGTTCTACCCCATCATTAAAACGAACTGAATGAACTGTTTTCTTTTCAATAACAGAAGTTCCATCAAACGTACCAATCGCTTGTTTTAACATCTCAATAGGATTACCACATAATGTACTATAGTTTCCTTGAATGAGAATATGTCCACATCTTAAATTCTTAATAAAGGCTTTGATTAAATCATTACAAAACTCGACATACATTTTAGTTTTTGTAAACTTATCAGTAATACCAAGCATTGTATAGATTACATCATTCTTTGAAGCCATGCTTTCAGTATAATGAATCTGATCAGGAGAACGATACGCATAGCTAATTTGAAATCTAAGAGCAGCAGGATCAGTTTTAATTAATCTTGCAAAATCCAGAGATGGTTTAACCAGTGCTTCAACTTCCTCATATGTCATCTGGAGCGTATTCAACAACTGATAATGTGTCTGTACCATCCTACCATTAAAAAAGTGTGTCGGCTTTTCATATTTTACAACACCAAACGTAGGCTCCAAAATATCTAACCACTCATCTAATGTTCCAAATTTGACATACTTTATAGAACTTGGGGTAGTGATCAGTTTAATATCCTCAATTTGTGTTGCCCTTGTCTTTCCATTTAGCTGACTTACATTAGTAATCCCGTTATCAGCAAACCATTTTTGAATGTTAGAGTTAAAACAGCACGACTTAAAAAATCTACTACGCAACAAGAGCATACCATGTTCTCTGGCCTCTGGCATATTCTGCCGCTGGCGTTCTTGAAACTTCAAGAACACACTCCGATCCATCAACGATTGTCCATCCCAAATGCTGTTTGAAATCTCAACATCTTCAATGTTGGTTACAAGCCTTCCATCAACAAAACGAGTAGCAGCAGCTTTATCATGGAATACACTCTTGTAATCATCGACCACCAAAATGTTTTCTGGACGAAGTTGAATTGTATCTACAATACTACTCAGCGTGAGTGCAATATAAGGCTCCAGCGCAGCCAGATCAATGTCTTGTCCCTCTTTCACCTTAATTCCACACATTTCCCACTTGTGCATTTTAGGATACAACCGCTCATCTATAAACAGACATTTACCAACACGACTCGATCCGGCGCTGCGCTTAAATCTCACATACTTAATACCGTCACAGTAAAATCCGTTTTTGTACAATTCTTCTCGAATATTCGCAACACTGTTAATTGTCTGAATATTGCTGTTGGCCTTATATGTTTTACCATCAAATTGAAACGCTGTACCATACACACTTTCTGGAATAGCATTTTCTACAGGGGAACCAACCTCAACTCCTGCCAACTCTCCATCTGCAAAAGCCACACAATCATGGAATACTAAATCATCATAAGTATACTTATGTAAAATGTAAAATGTCTTATCGCCTTTTTGAACCTTGTTATATTGTTTATTGCTATACTTAAATGTCACATTAATGACCCTGTAAGTATAATCTTTTTTGTTTTGGTAGAACGAAAATTGTTCACTCGGACATATCTGAGCAAACACTTCTTGCATCTTAATAAGATCAAGGCTGTAATCTAATGTGTTGATAAACCGTCCAAGATTCAAAACTCCTGCTTGGCTTCTGAGCCTATATCCGATTGGCTTTCCATTTTCGTTGATCTTTTGATTAACACAATTATTCGATACAAAAATGTCCTTTCCATCAAGGGACGGTATTCTCACCCCATTCTCAAGCATTTAATCACTCCATTCAAAACAATAACTTCTCGCCTTTTGGCTGTTCAGGATAAAAGAACTCAGCAGTATTAGGTAACTGGCTCAAAAACTCATCTGGTATTTTACCCTGATACCAAAGATTGTTAGTAGTTATCTCTCTCCCATCAAAGAACCTAATCCAAAATCGTCTGCCAGAATGTCCAAGAAAATCATAATAGTTTGGATTATCTACATTTCCACCATCACGATAACATTCACCATTAATTATAATGTGTTGTTCTTTCTCGGCAACAATTTCATTCCAAAAATTCTTATAAAAACACGTTCCACTACATAACACAGCATTTGAATATTGACTCTTTTCTATTTCCTTACCGCATATCACACATTTCACTCAATCGCCCCTTTCATTTTCACAAATATCAACAATATGATCACACAACCTATCAGGAATAATAGAACGTTCAATGTGTCCTTTTAAGCCCTGTGTTCCTGTTTTTGCTCCACGTGGAGCAGCTACATGACATGGATCGCCATTATGACATGGCGGTTTAAAACGAGGGTTAGGATGATTAGTAAAAATATCTGTAGGCTTCATTCGTGTATCTCCATACTGACAATATGTAAGCGTATATCGAGGCAAGTCTTTCATAAATCTCATTTTACGAAGTCCTCCACGTGGATTCTCAATAAACCAATACTTAGGATTAAGTTCATGAATTAATTTCAATACGTGTTGATTAACATTATCACAAAACTTAGCATACTCCGAAACAGGTGCTAAATTTCCATCATCCTCTTTACGCCTATGATGAGATATAGCAGCAATGCTATATGTCGTACAATCTGGAGAAGCCCAAATTACATCAGGTCTACCAAAATTCTTCAAAATATCATCAGCGGTTATTGTACCAATATCAGCATACAAGTCGATATTCTCAAATCTTTTATCCCACTCTATACTAAAAACCTCATGCCCCCCCCCGCTCAAAGGCTTTCCCGATTGAACGTGTTCCAGCAAACAATTCTAATACCTTCATATTTCCTCCCTATAATTGTATTTCTTGTTATTTTCTGTAAAGAATAACAGTATGCTTTGCAAAAATATCACGAATTACAGGATAAACAATATCCCAGCTTGCTCCACCAAGACCACAACCAATCATATATGGCATAGCAATAGGCTCGTTGTAAGGAATAATCTTTGCAAGGCTCGTCAACGCCTTACTCAGTGCTACAATATCAGTGTGCATCTTACCAACACCAAACCGCTCCTGTCCAAAGACATTGCAAACCACCTTTCCGTCATCTGTAGGAACCAACAAAACCTTACCAAGCAACTTCTTAGCAAAGTGATCTGCACAATACTCCTGATAGCGGCGGTATACATCAGGATATTTATTTCTGATTTGAGCAGCAACACCACGCCCCATTGCTCCATAGCAATTCACTTGATGAACAATATAAGTTTCGTTGGCCTCCAGTAAATCACCATTAATCACTCTTACCATTTTCAATTTCCTCCATAACCTTATAAAATTCGCTGCCTTTAATTTCTGTAAATGTCTCTGACGGCATTTTAATCTGATCTGCACTAAATGAACAATACACAATACCTTTATAATCAAACAATCGTGATGAACTATGCCCCATCATATAGTTGTTATACCATGCTGGCGAAGGCTTACGCACATTTTTCAAATCGACAGCACGTTTTACCCATTCTTTATTAATGAAAGAGTTTTTCTTAAAAAATCGTAACCCCTCATTTGTCTCTTTAGAACAAAGTTGTTTTGCAAATTTAACTTTATCATTTTCTGTAGGAACAATACCAATAACCGTTGAAAACGGGCAAAACAAAGTTGACTCAATTCCAAATTCTTTAAAAAAGCCATCTACAATTTTTCGATTAGGTTCAATACTATTTTGCCAAGCCCAATAATCTTCGTATAATGCCGAACCTTCATTTACTGTATAAAATTTTTCCAAAAGATGTTCTCCTTTCAAACGTGTGTCCAAATTTGATTATTCACAATTCTTGAAATAAGACCCACACTTACTCCAAAACACACAGCCAGTTCTTGACGATTACACTTTTGCCCTTTACCTTTTGGAATATAATGTTCCCGAATATAGCGCACATCATTTTCAGTTAATTTAGACATTCCATTATTACTCCCTTGATACTGACCACCCCTTGAACTCATTTCAAACTGAAACATATTATCAGTATCAATCAAATCCATTTGTGCGGCGTGTGCATAATTGTATTTCCTCGAACACCATTCCAAATTCTCAAGGTGGTTATTTTGTTTGTTGCCATCAATGTGATTAACAATCTCATCATTGAACCAGTTCGGCAAAAATGTTTCTGCTACACATCTATGTATTCGGATGTTTTTATTTCGTCCACAAATTGAAGTGCAAATTTGTAAATAATCACTTGTCCCGATATGGGGTTTATATACTCTTTTTGTTATGGCGTTCCGAATCCTGCCATATGTAGAAATCTCGAAACGCCATGACAAATCTTCTCCGTCATACCAAGCACCAGCCCATTGTTCCAGCACAATCACTCCTTTGCTCTACAATCATAACATTGCATGAAGTTGCTTAACAGACTCAGCAATGGTCTGTGCTGCTTTTAACATATCCTCGCTGCTATTATCTCGTCCCATTGAAATACGAATTGTGCAACTCGCATCATGGTCATCAAGATACAATGCCTTCAGAACATGAGAAGGATCAAGTGAACCAGCAGTACACGCAGAACCAGCGGACACACACACATCTCTTTCATTCAGCAATAACAACATAGCTTCACTCTCACAATGAGGCAGCGTAAGACTGATAATTCCCGGAACACCGCCGTCTGTATTAACATGGTACACCACACCAAGTCTATCAAGTTCATCCAAGAATACCTTACGCAAACTCTTATAAATGCCCTCTCGATAATCCATAGTGCTTTGTTTATGCAAAAGTTCTACAGCAGCACCCATAGATGCAATACCGGGAACATTCTCTGTTCCAGCACGAAGATGATGCTCTTGACCGCCCCCTGTGATAATTGGATCAATTTTCAGCCCACGGCGTACATAAAGAACTCCAACACCCTTCATAGCATTAATTTTATGTCCAGACATTGCCATCAAATCAATATGGCTCTTGTTCACATCCAAAGGAATATGCCCCAACGCCTGAACTGCATCAGTCATAAAAATAACCCCAAATTCCTGACACAAATCGCCAATATCATCAATAAGCTGAATAGACCCGATTTCGTTGTTCACAGCCATAATCGACACCATACCCAACGAATCCTTGAACTGTTGCATCACACGATCCAGTTCCTCAATATCGACACGACCATCCTGATCTACTGGCATATAAATTACCTTGAATCCATCTGTCTCTAAGGATTGACAAGTATGAAGCACCGCATGATGCTCAATCATACTGGTAATAATTGTAGTCTTTCCAATCTTCTTCAGGTATGGAGCCATGCCACGCAACGCAAGATTGTCAGCCTCGCTTCCTCCAGCCGTAAATACAATTTCATCAGGACTTGCACCAATGTAGTTTGCAATCTGGCTACGGGCTTTTCCCACTACTTTTGCTGCACTAACTCCGGCTTGATGTAAACTACTCGGATTACCATAATCATCATGCAAAGCCCATAGTGCAGCTTCAAATGCTTCATGTGAGATTCTTGTTGTAGCTGCATTATCTAAGTAAATCAATTTCAACACTCCTTACTGGTCATTACGACCATCTCCATATTCATCAGCATATTTATGAAAATCCAACCTGTATTGATTTCGTTGAATCTCAATCTCTAATTCAATTTCCTCATCCGTAGGCAATCTGCCGGGATCAAAAAAATCACAAATTTCGTCACTTTCACACTGGTCACGCCAGATACATTCTAAGCACGAAGGCTTTTCGCTTTTATATTCCATTTCAAACATCTACTCCTATCTGATTTATATTCCTCCCTTATATTGTTGTATTTATGGTTATTTGCTCTAAAAAATATGTGAAATAAATTCACTTTCATCAACCTCTTTCCCATTATACTGCATTGTGGAGGATATGTTCAAAAGTTTCTCCGCTCTCGTCATAGCCACATACATGAGTCGTTTTTCTTCATCAGGATTCTCGCTCTTTTCATGAGGCAAAAGCCCTTGATTCACACCGGCGACAAATACAACAGGAAATTCCAGTCCCTTAGATTTATGGATTGTCATTAATTGAACAGAATTTGGATTGGTTTTCTTTTCCTTTGAAAGCCTTGTCATAAAGGCAATGAATCTTTTCGGATCGTCATAGTCTGAAGCCATTCGTTCAAGCGTATTCAAATTTTCAACACGACTATCATCATTTTCGCACAAATCTTTTGAAACATAAGAATCAAGATTTAGATAGTCACGTAAGTTTTTAATAATGTCAGCAACGGTCTTATACTTCTCGTCACCTACAGTTTTAATAGTAGCATATATATTATTGACGGCGTTCTTGTACCGCCAATTTGCTTTACTTACTGTAAACATTGCACAGTACATAGAAATCTTTTCTCTACGTGCAAGCCGCCGTACTTCCTGAATAAAGGCTTGACCAAGCCATCTATTAGGTCGGTTATATATGTATTCAAAAGCCTCATCATCATTCATATCACAAATAAGTCTGAGATAACACAGCACAGTCTTAATCTCTCGGCGGTCAATGAACGACAGTCCATCAACGATAGAGTAAGGAATATTGTGCCGATAAAGAGATGCTTCAAAATTTTGTAGTTGTGCATTTGTCCTTGTCAATATTGCAATATCTTTGTACTCATACCCAGCTTCCGAATACTCTTTAATCTTTGCCGCTATACTATCTGCTTCTGCTGTTTCATTCAGATACCTTTCATACACTGGCTTCTCAAACTTACCCTTATCAGAAATACTTTCTACATAATGAGGATGCTTGGATTCTGGAATACATCTTGCAAAGAGGTTTGCTGCCTCAACAATATCTTGGCTGCTGCGATAGTTCTTATTTAAATGGATAATTTTCGCTTCAGGCCAGTCTTGGTCAAACCCAAGCACATACTTATTGTCACTACCACGCCACATAAAAATGTTCTGAAGAGGATCATCCACGACAAACACATTCTTATATTTACTTCCAATCAGACGTAGGATTTCATACTGTACTGCATTGGTGTCCTGCATCTCATCTGCCAAGATAAACTGATACTGCTCCTGACAATAAGCCAACCCCTTTTCATTTGAACTTAAAATTTCATAACACTTTACCAGCATATCATCAAAATCTAACTGATTATGTGCGCTTTTATATTTTTCATACTGACTATAAATTTTGCCATACCTTGTGGTTTTATCTGGCTTTTTCATCTGATTCTTCTGAATAGAAATAAAACTTAGAACATCTGCAATTTCTTGTCCATCAGGCTCTTTTTCACCAAATGTATGCTGAATGACTTCCTCAATGATTTTTACCTTTTTCCAATCCTGATCCAGAATTTCAAATTCATCTTTGTTAAATTTTCTAATAATACGATACCCAAAAGAATGAAAAGTCTCAATATTTATGCGTGAAGCATATTCAGGTATCATTTCTTTCAGCCGTTTCATCATGTTCTCTTTTGCCTTTTTGCTGAAAGTGATCGCTAAAATATTCGTTGGCTCAACATCATGATCATTAATCAAACTCACAATTCGATTAACCAACACTCTTGTTTTACCAGAGCCAGCAGATGCAATGACATTACAACATCCAGTGTAAAAGTCTACCGCTTCTTGCTGAACCTTACTTAGATTCATTTTCATGTCCTCCTATGCCATATTCAATTTCATAACCATATTTTTCTTGCAATTTTTCCTGATAATCTTTGTTTTTCGCTGACGGTAACGCTGGTAAAATGTCCTCAGAGTCATATGGCAGCGTTATGTCAGACAATCTCTTAAATTGTTCTATATAATTACTTACCAACTTCGGATTCTTTGCAAATCTATTTTCAGCATTTGTGTCCATGATTTGCTTGAACACGATACCAATTTCTCTCTGCCGTTGAGTTATGGTTTTATCCGCAAAACTTTTTAAAATGCTTTTACATTGCTTTTCGTCTACTCGCCAAAGTTCAAACGCTCTGCATACAAAAATAATCCCGTTCTCTCGCATCAACCTTGTTAATTCGGTATTATACCTTAATGCCTTTTTCCCATACCACTTTTCACTGTCATAGGTTATTTTCGCTTTTTTGCTTGCCTGTTCTACTAACTTGGCATACAATTCCATTTCTTCGTCAGTTGCTCTACGAACTTGCGCTGGCTCAATAATTACATGACCATTATTGATTTCCGCTGTTTTTGGCATAATACCAATCATATGTGTTTCATTGTAGATTACACAGTTCATAGCTGAAAGATATTTGATACATCTCCGAATGTAATCATCAATTCTGTTATCGGCTTTATTAAAATACTCAGTCAATACATTCTGATCAAAGTCCAAATCCGTATGTGCTGCATCTTGATTGTATTTCATATTATTGTAGTTTGAATTAACAAGGTTCGTAATATGAGCCAAGTCCAGAGAGGTAATCACAGCCATCCGATCTTTCTTGGCCTTACTATCCTTGCCATACACAACCTGATATAAAATCAGCGGAGCGAGATACTGATAAATGCCTTTATGTATCTTAGAATCATACAGCGACTTCGGATACTTGTAGACTTCCAACACCTTATACTTCTTAGTTTCAGGATCATACTCATAATCACAGTATCTTGCCAATGTATCCAAGAACATACTCTGGTGCTTACCGCTGGCGAATTTCTCTTTATGATGGTATGATCTCCGCTGCGCCTCAGAGCATACTTTGTCAACCAAAGAACTCTCGTTATATGTTCCACGTTTCAATTTTACTTCTTTGCTTTCGATTTTCCTCACCTCCCTCTAAAAAGACTCCCTTAGTTGCCCTCCAGAAAAAATGCCCGAAAACCTCTGTGTTACAAAGAGTTTCAAAGGTTTTGCCTATGTACTTTTTTGCCATAATTAAATATATATAATATTATGCCAAAGTGGTACATACAGAAAACCCGTCAAACACACTGTATTCAAACAGTTTCCAGCCACTTTCTCTGGAGGGCAACTGAATGAAATTGCTTATACACAGACCTTTTGATATATTATTCTTGTGGACTTGCGCCAGCAAGGACACAACAATGGGCGTTGCCGTAGGCAAAAGCACATTGCCCTACTCTCACCGCTTACAGTCCATGTGACTCCACAAAAGCATCCATCTGAGCCTGACTCCGCTTAATATAATGGTAGGTGGTTTTAATGTCGTTATGCTTGAGAAGCTGCGACACCATTACCTCATCCTGCGTGTTCGTGCTGCTTGAAATCATATGATAAGGATTGGTCTTTCTCAAAGAGTGTGTTCCCATGTGCATATCAATTCCCAATGCTTTAGTTGCCCTCTGAAGCATCCGCCTCATCCCATCAACACTCATCGGCTCATCAGGCTTTTTAGAGTTCGGAAACAACCAATCAGACATTCTATACTCATCAAGGCTATTAAAATACATAGCCAGAGCATCCCTTGCTTTACTGTTCAACAGCACAATAGACTTCTTGCCTGTTTTTTGCTCATGCTCAAATGTCACGTGTGTTTTAAAAGAGCCATCAGGATTCAATACATCATATACGTGCAAGTGTAAAATATCCCCCGCCCTCCGGCTCATATTCAAAGAAAACACAAAATAAGCATAGTCCCGGATATTGACGTTCTTGTGTCCTTTTCTGGTCAGGAAGAATTGCTTGAACCGCTCCACATCCTCCAGTAGATAAATAGGATCGGTAGGATTATGGTTGCAATGCTGTTGTTCATTGTATTCCTGATCCATAATAGGAGCAGCTACCTTAACAGCCGGAGAATGAATTTTTGCGGCTTTGGCCTCCATAAACTGCTGAACCCAAGGAGCAAGTGCTACCTGAAACTCACCATCAGTCAACTTCATATTTTGTGTCATCGTAAAAACCTCCAGTTTTATTATCCTGTTCATTTTGCGAACACGATTGAAAAACTCTGTGTTTAAGTCCTTTCTCTATTATCTATTATACGCTTCGGAACTCTATTTGTCAACAGATTTTTGTATTTCTTGTTATAGTTTTTCGAGGCAATTACAGGGTCATCGTAATACCTATTTATATATAGGAGTTTTGGAGAGGTTTCGGCAGCGAGATTGATGTTTTGGTGATCTGCGTGGTCGGCTGAAAGGTGCTGGAGTATAGGAGTTTTCACGATGACATTTACGATGACATTTTGGGGTTAGTGGGCTGATTTGCGGTTTGGATGTTGAGTAGATGTACTCTGGCGGCTGGGCGTTTTCAAATTCCCGAAAAAGTGTAAAGTACCCCCCACATGATCCGCACACTTCCGGCAGCACAAAAGCCCCTTGTTTTAAGGCGGTTTTGTTCGGCATACTCCAAAAACCGAACAAAAGCCAGAGCAGCCAAAAGCGAACAAAAGCGGGGATTCATGCGGGGATCAGGCCAGAGCCAGAGCCGCCAGCTTCCCGCCGTCCATTTCTGCCAGTGTTCCGGCCTTGCTTTTGATCCCGTTTCAATCGAACAAAAGGCGGGGTTTTCGTTGTTCTGCTATCCCGTCCACATTCCAGATCAGCAGCCAGCCCACGCCAGCACACACAACGCCAGCACACGCCAGCCTTCAGGCCAGCCGCCAGCCGTCCACATGATCCCGCCAGTATAACCAGAAATACAACCACAATTTGCACAAAAACAACCCCCTTTATTTGTGCAATATTTCAATAAAAAACACTTGCATTTCTGGTTATTGTGTGGTACAATATAGACAGTTAAGGGAGGGAACACAAAAGCAAGCCTTCCCAAAAGTCAAGAGGCAATAACCACAAATACAATTAAGGCGCAAACCGGGAGGTAACACAATGACAAGAGACATGATGAAGCGGATCAAAAAGAATAAAGAAAACGCTGCCTTGCTTGTGCGGTATGCAAACCCCAAAAGTAAAAGCAAGCCCACGGAAGAAGAAGTGCTTGAAATTCTCTATAGACATATTCCCTATTGTGGAACACGTCCGGCCATTAAGTCCTTCACCGTTTCCAGATTCAACCGTAACAAAATTATTAAATGCGCTTATTTTGTGGTAGAACTTGACAACGGCAAAACATATGAGATCAGCGCATATCAAGATTTAAAGGGCAGAACGCCAGAACAAAAGGAAGAGGACAAAACCGCCGATTATCCTTCCGGCCTGTTTACCATCTTTCACACTGAAATTAAAGCCCCTGAAAAAGAGCCGGAACAGGTCACAGAAAAGGAAACGGCAGAAAACCCGGAAAATGAAAGCGTAAAAATTCATGGCCTTTACAGTCTGGCAAATTGCGCTTGTCTTGAAGTCCATATTGAAGAAGGCTATGATCCCTTCATTATGTGGCGGTTGTCTATTGTGGACAGTGAAAAGCCGCAAAAATGGCACAAGGCGAAAATATACGACACGGCAAAAGGGCGGCAATATTTCAAGTATGGCAAAATCAAGATTTATCTTGATGAGGTTATGAGGGTATAAAAGGCGGCAGCACTGGCACAAATAACAACAAATACAATCAATTTTAAATGCTGGCCTATCGGTAACACGGGGAGAAAGTGAAGGTTTATTATGAAACTGAAAGCGACAAAAAAGGCCATTAGAAACAGCGGTTATAACGTTTTGAAGATTGGTTATTGCAACGCTCAAAACCTTTTGAGACATAAAAGCCCCTTCGCCTATTCAGAACGGCGGGAAGGTTGGGCTTGTGACTACTACCAGATCAATAATACCATTATTTCCACGGGTTATGATCCTATCGGGGCGAAGGTTGATTATGACTTGATCCGGGAATATGACAAAAAGGCCGAAGCAATTTGGCGGGACTACTCCCGCACATATGAGGATCAAGAAGCCGCTGTCAATGCCTTGTTAGATGATTTTATCAAGAAGGCGGCATAATAACAACAAATACAAAAGCGGCGGTTTTCTGAAGGGTTTTTCCCGCTACAAATAAAACCCTATCCCGTGAAACTATAAACCCATTCTTTCAAAATATGGAGGTTTTCAAAATGACAAATCAAAATTTGACTTTTAACACGCTTGATTCTTATTTCTTGAACACTGGCAGCATGAAGCTAAATATCGGTTATTTGCGGGACAGTATCACAGCATATTTTGACGTAACAGAGCGGAACACAAACGGCGGTAACGGTAAAAGCCTTTTACAGATCAATCTTGAAAATACGCGCCGTTCTATTAAATCCCTTGTTTGGGAAGCGTTTCAGTCTATGACTAATGACTATTTAGAAAATGAGACAGGAAGCCGGAAGTATACTTGCACAAGCGCACAATTAAAAAAGTATTTGGATCAATACGGCTTTACACTTGATGAAGCATTGAAGCCCGTTATAGATGAGATCAGCACATGGCGAGAAGCCGTGAAAAATGGGGAGGCGGCATAAATGAAATATACAGAATACGGGTTAAAAATCACGCTGGAAGAATTGCGGCAGCTATTAGAAAGAGCAGAAAATGAAGCACAATTTCACAATATGGAAAACTGCCTATATATTAAAGGCGGTGACAGGCCAGAGATCAAGCAATATTGTTGCTATGCGGAATGTAACGCAATAAATCATACATATTTAGCACGATAACAGACGGGAGAAAAAAGAATGTTTCAAAAAGTATTTAATGATATTCTTTCAAATTTGGAATATGACAATATTCCTTTTGAGGTTGTGACAGAGAACGGAAAAAGCGTGATCCGCATTGATTGCGGGAATAAAATTGGAAAAATCATTTTTGATGATACGGAAAAACGGGAGGTAAAATAAAATGACTATTAACAAGGCAAAGGCCAGCGCATACAACACGGTAACAACGGCGGCAGTATATGACTATATGCGGCAGTATTTAGCGGAAATTTCCCGCATGATAGAGCCGGAAGAGGACGGGACAGGAAACGCATACAAGGCAAAACTTCAACAGATAGAAGGAGTAAACCGCCAGA